TTAACCAAGAAAAGTGGCGAGCTGCCGATTTGTTCTGTAAAGAGCATGGTTGGGAGTTCAAATTGATAACTGAAAAAGAACTTGGCATTTGACATAAATATACGATGGCATATCTTTTAGACAGAATAAATCAGTCCTTGCAAAAAGAAGGACTAACACCTCGCACAAATAAAGCGAGAACATGGCTTCGTGCCAAAATTTCAGACTTGAATCCATCAAGACAAAACTTAATGACGGATCGTCAACGATTAAGAGATAGTACTATTATTGGCAATATGTACTTCTACTTTTACGATCCAAAAACAAAGAATTCGTTGCCATACTACGATAGGTTTCCTTTGGTACTCCCAATAGAACAATACCCAGACGGTTTTCTAGGATTGAATTTACATTACATTCATCCAAAGCAACGAATACTTTTGTTAGATAAGTTGAGTCAATATGCTTCAGATAGTCGTTATGACAAGAACACAAGATTGAAATTGAGTTATGCAGCTTTATCTTCTGCATCAAAGGCATTCGAAGCACAACCATGTATTAAAAGATATTTGTTCTCTCATGTACAGTCTAGATTCTTACAGATATCTGCTGATGAATGGGACATAGCGTGTTTGTTGCCAATGGAAAGTTTTGTTGGTGCAAGTACAAGTAAAGTATACTCAGATTCTAGGAAAAAATTCTAATGTCATTTTCACCGCAATTATTCTTAGCTAATGTTAAAGCTAAAGACGGTTTAGCTAGACCATGTCGCTATGAAGTTATACTTCCAATTCCACAATATATCAATGATTTTGTATCATCAAGTCTTATGGAAAAAATATTAAATGCACCAAATGCATTTTTTACAGATATTACAGATGCAATTAAAAATTTATTTGGTGCGACTGGTGAAAAACAAGATCCACAATCAAAAACAGCTAATGCTTCTATGTCAAGATATTTGGCATTACAATGTGAGTCTGCTGAGTTGCCAGGAAGAACAATACAAGCTCAAGATGTGAAAATATATGGTCCAACTTTTAAAGTACCTTTTCAAACACAGTTCCAAGAAACAACATTAACATTTTTATGTACTAATGAATTCTATGAGAGAAAGTTGTTTGATAATTGGTTGGAATGTATTATGCCTTTAGATACAAACAATTTAAGATTTGCTAGAGGTGAAAGTACTAGATATTTAACTAATATTAAAATCATTCAGTATGATGATTTTATCAAACAAATATATGCAATAGAATTGATGGATGCTTTTCCAATATCAATCTCATCTCAGCCATTAAGTTGGACTGATGACGGATTTCACAGAGTTACAGTTCAATTTGCATTTCAAAAAACTAGAATCGTATATGATGGTCAATATGATTTAGCAGCTGCAGCTACGGCCTTATTTGGAGTAGCAGGTTCAAGATTATTCGATAAGGCACAAAGTTCAATTGCAAGTGCTATCGGAAAAATTATTTTTTAACTAAGTGAGGATATAATATGGGTTTACCAAAACTTGACACGCCAATTTATGAAACAACATTAATTTCAACAGGCAAAAAAATTAAATTTAGACCGTTTCTTGTAAAAGAACAAAAACTATTTTTAATGGCTTCTCAATCAGAAGATGCAAAAGAAGTTGTAAGTACAATCAAACAAGTATTATCTAATTGTATATTGGATGATATTGACATTAATAGTTTACCAACTTTTGATTTGGAACATTTGTTTGTTCAGTTAAGGGCTAAATCTGTTGGTGAAGTTGTTAATCTTAGATATTCGTGTAATAACAATGTAGAAGACAAAGATGGTGGAACTAAAGTGTGTGGTGGAACAGTAAAGATTGATTTAAATCTTTTAGAAATTAAACCAACTATAGACCCAACACACTCAAGTAAAATTGAATTGTCTGCAAAAATGGGTATTGTTATGAAATATCCAAACTTTGATATTGTAGAAAAATTGAATATACAAACGCAGGCTGAATTATTAAATTTAGTAACTGCTTGTATTGATTACATTTATGATGCGGAACAAATTTATCATGCAAAAGATGTTAGTGCAGATGAATTAAATGAATTCATTGAAGAAATGCAACAATCAGATTTAGAAAAAATTCAAAAGTTTTTTGAAACAATGCCACGATTACAAACTAAACATGATTTTAAATGTGTAAAATGTGGATATCAAGAAAATATTAGTATCGAAGGAATTCAAAATTTTTTCGGGTAAGTCTTTCCCACGATAGTTTGGGTAATTATTATGAAACGAATTTTGCTTTGATGCACCATCACAAGTATAGTTTGACTGAATTGGATAATATGTTACCTTGGGAAAGACAAGTTTATATTGATATGTTGGTGAATTTTTTAGAAGCAGAAAAAGAACGATTAAAAGCTCAACAGCAAGCGAGAAAATAAATGGCAGATAAAAAGTCCAGATTAGCAGAAATTTACAAGAGTGAAAAGACCACCGGTGGTGGTTTAACATCAACTTTGGGTAAAAGATTTAAAGAAAAGTTTGATCCTAGACAGATGTTTAATCAACAAGGTTTCATGGCTGCTCTTTTGCCTTCAATCTTTAAAGCTTATAAAGCACCAACACTATCATCAAAATTATCTCCAGCATTAAGTCCTACTGCAAGTAGTGGAGTTAGTGGACTATCGAATGAAAAGCTTGATATTTTAATAGCGCAATCAAAAGACATTAAAATAAATTCCACAATTGTCGCAAAAAATTCTATGTCTAATAATGCAATGGCAAGAGACATGAATTTAATGAGACAGAATATATTTCAACTTGTTAAATTAAATAAAGGAGAACCAACAAATAAAGCTGACATGTTTTTTAAACATGCAGGTAAAAGAGATAAAGAATACAAATCGAAATTCAAAAAAGAAAGTAAAGTAGCTAATAACACAGCACCTACAAAAACTGGCGATACTGGAAAATCAGAAGGTCTTTTAGGTGTTGGGGGTGCATTAGGTGGTGCATTGGGTGGTTTAAGTAAGGGTATTGGAATAGCATCTAAACTTGGTGGTCTTGGGCTTGGACTTGCCGCATTCTTAACTGCCTTGGGTGGCGCTGCTTGGGCTATAGATAAACTTGGTGGTATGTCTGGATTAAAAGATGTGTTAACTAATTTAGCTGAAGGCCTTGGTGCATTTAGTGGCGGAAGTTTAGTTGCACTTGGTGCGTTATTTGCTGGAAGTATGTTGTTTGGTGGTGGAACAAAAGGACTCAATATAGCAGTAGTTGGTGTTGGTATAGCAGGATTTTTAACTGCATTAGGTGCCGCTGGAGCTCTCGTTGATGCAATGGGTGGAAGTGGTGGCATTAAAACTTTATTAACAGATTTAGCTGAAGGTCTTGGTGCGTTTAGTGGCGGAAGTTTAGTTGCATTAGGTTCTTTATTTGCAGCTGGTGCTATATTTGGTGCTACTGGATTAGCAGGAAAAACAGCATTAGGAATTGGAGCTATGGGTGTTGGTATTGGCGCATTTTTACTTGCATTAGGTGGCGCTGCGGCCATTATTGATTTGTTTGGTGGTGGACCAAAACTTAAAGATTTATTACTTAATGTAGCTGAAGGCCTTGGTGCATTTAGTAATGGTAGTTTAATTGCATTAGGTTCTTTATTTGCAGCTGGTGCTATATTTGGTTCCACCGGACTAGCAGGACCATCTGCACTAGGAATCGGAGCTATGGGTGTTGGTATTGGCGCATTTTTACTTGCATTGGGCGGTGCTGCAGCCGTTATTGATTTGTTTGGTGGTGGACCAAAACTTAAAGATTTATTAATTAATTTAGCTGAAGGTCTCGGGGGATTTAGTGGACTTGATGGTATGCACTTAGGAAAATTAGCTCTTGCAATTCCAACTTTTGGTGCTGCTATGTTAGCATTTTTTAGTTCTGCTGGTATTGGTGGCATAGTAAATTCACTTGCCGGTGGTATGAAAGGATTAATTGATTTTATTTTTGGTAATGAAAAGAAAAGTCCAATGCAAAAACTTTCTGAAGATTTGCAGTTATTTCAAAATATTAATGGAGATAATTTATCTAAAATAGGCCAAGGTATGAAAGACTTGGCATCTGGAATGTTAGGTCTTGCTAAGTTAACAGATGAAGATTTAGCAAAAGTTTCCAAAGCCTCTGTTCTTGCGAAAACTATGGGTGGAACAGGTGGTGTTCCACCCTCATCAGTAACACCAGCACCTACAGGAACAACTACACAAGCAGCATCAGATGCTAGAGCGTCAGCAGCAGCAACTGATCCAAGAAGAACTGATATTCCTCAAACATCGCCAACTCCATCTAAAGGTGGATCATCAACAACACCATCAGGTGGGGGGAAAAATCCTTTATTAGATATGATAGCACAAGGTGAATCTTCTGGTGCTGGTGGTTATAATGCGATGAATCAAGGGACACCAGGTGGAGGACCAGTTATAGGTTCTGGTGATTCACAAAAAATTATTCAAAAGAAATTAACAGATATGACTGTTGGTGAAATAATGGATAAAGGTGCAAAACCAAATGATGATGCAGCTAAGAGAAAAGAAAATGGATTAATTTTTGCAGCAGGTAGATATCAAATTATACCAAAAACACTAGAAGGTTTGGTTAAACAAGGTGTTGTATCTAAAGAAGATAAGTTTAATGAAGAAACACAAGATAAATTAGGAATGGCTTTAATAAATGGAACAGGAGCAACAAAATTAGCTGAAGGTGGTAATTATGAAGAAGCTCAAAACGCACTCGCAAAAGTTTTTGCTTCTGTTCCTCTTGCCACAGATATTGGTAATAAAAAAGCAGGACAATCTTTTTATCAAGCTCCTGGCCAAAATCACGGTAATTCTAAATTAGATGTTAGAGGTGCATTAATGGCATCTGTAAGCACTTCATCACCGAATCAATCTGCTGCTACTTTAGTACCAAATGCACCTTCATCAGCAACAACATTAGCTGCAGCTACAACAGCTGTTTCACAAGAAAAAATGACTTTAGCTTCAGCTGCACCAGTTGTTAATAATATTACTAATAATAATGTTAATAATTCAACAAGCGGTGGTGGTAGTGGTTCATCAGCACCATCTACAGCCTCTGTCTATGATGATTTATTTGCTAAACTTGTAGAAAGAGCTCTTGCATAAAAAATCCCGCCGAAGCGGGATTTAATCACGGTAAGAAAGTTTACTCTTGTTCTGCAAGAGACTTAAAGTAATCTAAATCTTCATCATCAGCATGTAGAGGTTTATTCAATACGGATGTATCATCTTTCAATGTTGCGATTGAGTCTTCAGCCTTTGATTTAACGATTGGTGCACCATCAAATCCAAGAACCTTTTCAAGACGGGTCTTGAGTTGGTCATAAGGTTTAAAGTTCTTACGTTCTGTGAAATCTTTGAGAGAATATTCTTTCTTCCAAAGTTCTTCAAGTTTATCATCATCACCATTTAACAATGCAGACGCATCAGCAAATTCTGATTTGTCATAATTGCGATAGCCTTCAACATTACGAATCTTCAACTTGAAGTTAGCGCCTTCCCACAAGTCAAATGGATTGACTGGTGTTTCATCAGCGAATTCAGGATTCATAGCCTCTGTAATCTTATCAAAGATTTTCTTACCAAACTTATACAGTCTGATTTGACCTTCGTTTGAAGGATTACTTGGATCAGAAATAACAAGAATGTTTGCAACATAACTTAACTTGCGTTTTTGTTTACGAGCAACATCTTTGTTAGCTTCAACACCAGAGTTCCATAATGTATTGTTGTGTTCACACACAGGACACTTCTCATTCAAAGTGGTTAAACAGTTATCAATAAACCATCCACCAGGACCTTGAAATCCATGAGAGAAAGTGCGAACCCAAGGAAGAGCATCATCACCATCTACTGAAGGTGCAGGAAGAAAACGAATAACAGCCATGCCGTTATCAGCTTTATCTACTTCTGGTTGCCAGAAGCGTGTATCTTCTTTGGAGTTTGAGTCAGCAGTACCTGTTGAGGTTGCTTCAACTGCTTTAGAAAGTTTTTCAAAAGAGTTGCGGTTGCGCTTGAGATTAGCGAATGAAGTCATATAATTTTCCTTTGTATAGACGTAGTATTAACGGAGTATAATTGATTATCCACAATAGCATAATATACATTTATTTAGTATCCGATGCAAGCAGAGTTCTCAGTTGGTCTAGAGTTTCACCGATATCTTTGTGAAGTATACCGATGCCTCCAGCACGATTAAAAGAGATAACAACATCTTCTGTGTCATCAATTAAAATCGTTTCGGGTGTAGCGTAGTCTTTCTTGTGGGAACGACCAGGCACTACATTAGCTGTATAATCAATTAAATGATTACGCAGCCAATATTTCTTTTGTTTCTTAACTTCATCGTGATACAATTTACCACCAGAAGAAGTTAGAATTTCAATTTTGATTTCTGGAAATTGTTTAACAAATGCCAAAAGTTCTTCGGCACCAGGAAACATATCAAGTGTTTTGAAACTATTCACTTCGATAAACTTTTGCCAATGGTCACTAAAATGTTTGCGGTCACGATACTTGTTATTAATATCACCGAACAGTTCTTTGAATCTTTTGTCAAAGTCACAGAGAACACCATCCATATCCAAATAAATCTTCTTAATTTTCATTCAACACCTTTTTTAGAATTAACTTATATTTTACATCATCTTTGGGGATAAATGCGGAATACTTGAGCAGTTTCATTCGATAATTTGGCCAATGTATTGTGTCAGCAATCTTCTTAGACCACATCGGTACAAACCCAAGCATATTGTTTAATAGACAAACAGATTCGATATTCACCGATTTCTGTAGACCCTTTTTGAGAAGAACAGGATAGTCACCATCAGTCATCAATACTTCATTTGGATTAAGTATACAATTACCAAAAATAAGTTTACAATCATTTTCAAATGTATATGACATTGACTGGATTATCTTCTGGTGTTTACGATAATTCACTTCAGATTCTTGCATCAATAAAGAGCCAACCCAAGTCTTTTCATCTTCTACTAGATTTGCAACAATGAAATCAATCATGTCTTCTTTTTGTGCAAGTCTACGAGATAATTTATAGAAATGGTATTTGTCTTTACGATTCTCAAATGTAGTTACAGAGATATTAGTTTTTCCGTTGTACTTGAAAAAGTCATATGATTCTTGTGTAAAATGTAGTTTGAGAGCTTGATATAATCCAAATGTTTCATAACCAGTCATATTGGTAATCTAGAACCTTTTTCTTTCAACATATTATTATCCATTGCATCGTTCTCAATCTTTGCCTTTAGATTTGCATTTACTA